ACAAGCTCTTCGAATGACATGTTGGACACTGATTCAATAGCTTCAGCGGTAGCTTCTGGATTACTCATAATAGGAACGCCATTTACGCTCGGCGGTGCGATCGAGGGGAAACTAGCACAGATTCCCACAACTTGTCAATAGCAAATGAACACCTATGCACACATGAACAGGATTTGTGAACAACTATGCAAAGATAAACCTTCGGATGCACGATAAAGTTGTCGAGTTTACTGTGCAATGAGAGTTGACAATCGTTGCAATTGTGGCAGCATGAAGTCTCTGGGCAAGCAATGAGGGCATCTCGTCACTAAGACGTATGACAGGCAAAATGAGACAGCGTTGTCGTTGCGATGGCACGATGTTTCTCAGAGTAGATTGTCAAGATGAGCGACCTGATCTTGTTCGGACCAGCCGCATCGTCTATGCTTAGGAAAGCCCCAGCATGGCGATGCGGTCTTTTTATTGACACGCATGGCTTTCTGCCGTAGTGTTTGGCGAATCTGTGAAACGCTGTATGGCATGTAGCAGGTGAAGCAGACCTCCTAGGCCTCTCGACGATGCACACTTAGGAGGTATTTTTTTCACTTTTTTGAAAATAATTGTTGCCAAGTTTGTTTTTCTCGTTTATGGTTCTCTCGTTCGTGCGCTACTACCGCCTAACAAAGATTTCTTGCTGTGGTTCATTGGCAATGAAGCCCGTTCAGAGGTAGTAGCCTGAACGGGCTTTTCATTTGCCTGAATGACTAGTTCACATAGAAAGCATGAGTCTTGTGATGCAAGCAAGATAGTGTGAGGGCACAAGGGTGGCGAGTAGTGAAGTAAGTTACCGACTCGTCTGAAATAGTGAGCAACGCTCTTTTTGTTTGATTCCGTCTTTACAAGGTCACAGCCCACGGATAGAAAAGAGTTCACAGCAATGTGATGTGCAAAATGGCGACCGACAGTTATGCGGGAGTGCTTGGCATAGTTTACCTGTAATGGGTGAACTGTGTCTGATTGGCTCGCTCATGTTGTCGGGAGCATGGATAGTAACAACAATAGAAAGAAACAGAATGAATACAGAAACAACAAAACAATTACAAGACAAGCTCATAGATACTTGCGATGCAATGCTGGGGCTTGTGAATATGAGCAGCGAGCAGCTGGTTAAGATCGTGTCGCTTGAGCGTGAGCTTACTGAATCTAAATCCGAGGCAGGGAAATGGGAAAAGCTGCATGACCAAGACACGGAACACTTGGTGTCGTTGCAAAAGCGCGACAACTACGGACCCACGGAAACGCTGAATCAAACAGCTATGAGGCTGTCACGCGAGCTTGCCGAAGCGCGCAAACAACGCGACATGCTGGCGGAGGCTTGCCGATTACTTATGAAAATTATTGGACCATTAGAAAATCCAGCATGGGCAACTGATGACGAAATTGATTATGCTTACAATACAGGAGAAAAAGCCCTCGCCGCCGTGAAAGGAGGTGAGGCATGAAACCACCGCAAATCATCTCAATCACCCAGCCACGGGTCATCAACCAGAACACAGGACTACCATTCACAGCCGAGGAGTTCATCGCCTACCAAGCGCGAATCAGTAATCCCAGCAACCAACACAATACAGAGACAAGCGACAAGCTATTGGCTTTCCTTGTCAGGGAAGGGCATTGGTCGCCATTTGATATGGTGGACATAGCGTTTGAAGTCACCACGTCACGGGCGATTGCAGCGCAGATTCTCAGACACTGGAGCCTTAAAATTCAGGAGTGGAGCCAACGGTATTCGGAAGTGCTCGATCTCAACTACGATCATGTAGAGATTCGCATGAAAGCGGAAGGAGGAAATCGTCAAGGTTCTGGAGAATTGAATCGCGGATTTAGCATGAATGCTCAATTTGCTTGCGATTCTTCAGCCGAACTTTATCGCTCGCTTATCAATAAAAGCGCATCCCCTGAAACCGCTCGCAGCATCCTGCCACTGGCGACACTTACCACAATCTACGTCAAAGGATCAGTGCGCTCATGGATGACTTACTTCTGGCAGCGATGCGATAAACACGCGCAGAAGGAGCATCGTGAGCTTGCACTGCAGATGCTAGAACTATTCTGCCAAGAGTTCCCGATGATTGGAGAACTGGTGAAAACCCATAAGCCATGCGTGGAGAAGAAAGATTGGCTATAAAAGAAAATCCGTAGAGGAATTACCCCCTACGGACTCTAGACACAGCAGAAACAAAACAGCGGAGGAAGTTAATCACATCCCCGCTGGCTTGTCAAGACTGTTTGCGCAACAAGGTGAGAAGCTCGTCGAGAGTAGAGATACTACCGACGACCTTCATCACTTCGTTGTTGTCAACGCACTGGCGCAGGTCACCAAAGAATCGCTCACGCTCGTCTTGGATGAACTGGACAATAGCTTTGAACTCGTCACGGTCGGACAGAGCATTGACGGCTTCAGCAACAGTTGGTTTTGGTAATGGTGTCATTTAAGTTGTTTTGTAACTCACCTAGTTTACATCGTCATGTAAGTTCATGCGTTAATTCGCAATCGTTCCATTGTTAAGAGGGATTACGGATGAAGTTATTCAAGGTCATTTGCGCTTAGGAGCTTTTTTAGCGACTCGCTTAGGCATCTTACCCATCTTGATTTCGACTTCAAGGTATTTCTTACCTTTTCCTTTTTCCATGCGCTCATGGTTGCAACTTCCTGATTTCTTCATAGTTTATTTACGTTTGGAGATTCCTGCTTCTGACAAGGCAATAGCAACTGCCTGACGACGATTCTTCACGACTGGTGCGTTCTTTGGTCCTTTAGGATCACGACCAGCGTGTAGCGTTCCAGACTTGTATTCGCCCATCACTTTCTTTACCTTAGCTTGCTTTGCAGCTTTTGTCTTTGGTTTTTTCATGGATTATCGCATTGATTTATTTCCTCGGCAACGCCATTTTTTGCGCGACAAGCTGTTCGGTGAGTTCTTATCGCTACGCCAGTCGCCTTTGATTGCGTTGGATCTTGCGCAGTAAGCATCGCCCTTCGCCGTGCCTGGGCGAATCCTGTCGCCACCGTCTGCGGCTTTGCCAGCTTGCCCATACTTGATCGTTTTCTTGCGACCAGTAGCGGGGTTGGTGATTACTTTCTTAAATCGCTTTTCCATCACTTTGCCTTACGTTTGATTTACCCGATTGGAAGATTAAGTCCATACTGATTTTTTTTACTTATAACTGTTGGTGTTTTTTTAGAAACAGATGCAATATTGGTTTTGGGTGATTTATTTGACACAAAACTAGGAAGAAGTTTAATCAATTCTTGATAAAGACCTTTATTTTGCTTGACTAGCTTATTGGTTTTCGCCTTGTATAACAGATCCAACGTTCTTCTTGCGTCTGGAGAATATTCCGTCAATCCTGCCGCCCCTGTTTTCGGGTCTATTTTACTCAGTATTTTTTCAAGCCCAGCTTTGTCAGTAATTCTTGATCCTGTTAATGCAAATGTTTCACGTTGTATTCTGCCTAAACCATTTGTTATTTCTTTTTCATGTGACATATGCGAACCCCATGCATCCCATTCCTTTTGCATCTTGGTTCTGTTTTTTCCTTCTGGAGGTTCATTTGGATAAGCCTGTCTTGTGCTTATATCTACTGGCATTTCTCTTATTCCACCTCTATAGGCGGCATGTCCAGCCTCATGCTCTGCGGATGACAATATTTGTTGGTCTAGAGCAAGTTTGTTTTGCTCAGTTTCCCATTGATCCATTATTTTTTTATTTAACGGCAATGCCCTTATTTGCAATGCATTGCGCCCATCTGCCCATTGGAGGTAATGAGAAGACATTGCTGGTTGACCTGCTTTTCTTTCAGCACCATAAAACGGAGGAGGGGTGTTGTCTTCTGTGGTTACCCTAATAGGTTTTTCTAATCCAGAATAAGGTTCTGTTGCATTTAATGAATAATGAACCAAATCGGTTTTCCTTCTATTGCTTCCTTCAATAATTGGAAATGTTGAATTAAAATACGCTTTTGCTTTTTCTAATTCTTCGTTGTATTTATCTCCATAGTAAGGCTTAATAAATTGCGATGGAACAACAGTTGGACTGCTCTCTGTAAGATTTCCAGAGTTTTTGATTTTATTAAGTAGTTCCAACAACTCTTTACTTATTGGCTTATTTTTATTAGCCTCAGCATATGGCTGTTGACGAAGAATTTTGTTAATTTTTTCAGCGTCAGTGGACATAAATATTTTATTACAGCTTCCCTTTCTTTTTGAGGTGTTTCTTGAATCGCTTCTCCATCACTTTGCCTTGCGTTTGATTTTCTTCTCCTGCTTCAGCATCGCCTTGGTAGGCTTCTTGCCTGAGCCTTTAGCGTCACGGATGTTGTCCCACATCCCACGTTGGGAGTAGGAGCCGTCAGCACGTTTGATCATTGGTTTTTTCATTGTTCCATTCCCTGAGTCGTTACGCCGCCCATCTGTGCGGGGGCGGTGCCGAGGCGACCAATTTCAGCGTTCTGAGCTTGCTGCAATTGGAACGCATACTGGCTTGTATACTTCTGCAAACGTGCCGCAAATGCCTCATCCGACTGCGCTCTTGCCGCCACATCAGGCTGCTGAACGTAGGCTTGCACCATCTGCATGGCAATCTGTGCGCCATTCGGTTGAGCAGGAACTTCGATGCCAGAGAAGATTTTCGCAAGGTCGTCTGTAACGTTCTTGGCAATTTTCTGTTGCGCTTCTTCCACAGGCTGCAAAACGTAGTCGGCAAAGATTGGATTGATCGACGATGCGGCAAATTCCAGAATCTTGTTGATGTCGAGGATGCCATTGCGGTCAAGCTGAGTGAGAGACACCATGTTTTTCAGCTGCGTCTCTGCCGTTTCTGGATCACTGGACAAGGAATCAAATGATACCATAATCGAGAAGTTCTCATCAGGACTTCCCTTGGTCATCACTTGCGGATTGGGATTGCCAGTCACTTGGAAGAACACTTCATCTGGTCCCATGCGCTGATACAGCTTCCATGCCATCGTGAGAACGTCTTTCACATGCTCAAGGAACTTGCCTACATAGTATTGCTGCCGCGCTGCCGACAGCGGATTTGTGAGGTCAAGCCCCACGGCGCGGTCTGCTTGCGCTCGCATCGACATCTCGCTTTCCACGGAGCCATTGTCGGCAGGAGGGATAGGACCGAATGTGATTTCGCCTAGGCGACGATACCCAACGCGACGACCTGGACCCCAATCCGCAGGAGGACGACCAGCAGGGTGCATGAGCGGAGGAAGTGTAGCCAATGACGCACGGTCAATGCGGCTGTCACGCTCGGTCTTGATTTGCATTTGAGGACCACGGAGAATGTCAGAGAACGTCTGCACCTCATACATGCGCTTCTGGTCATTGGCTAGGCGAGTAACCACGAATGGGTAATCGTCATAGCCATTCAGCAATTCATGTTTGGCATAGCCATCGGTCTGAGGATGGAACACGGTGCAATAAATGCCCTCGGAGCCATCTTCTTCGTCGATCAGGCGTTGGTAGGCATAGACAACCATCACAAGATCGTTGTCGTCTGTAATTGGCAAGCGAGTTTGAGTCTTCACTTTCTCGCCGTCGAGATACATGGAATCTTTCCCGCGCAGGGTTTCGATTGCGTTGTCCACCCATTTGCGATCCCATCCCTCGCTTGTCACCTTCTTCTCTAGCTCTTGAGCCGTGAGGAATGTTCGCCAGAACATGTATGGTGCGCGTTGCGGGTCGGAGATGTATGACGGAAACATCACTTCGCCATCGGGAGCGCAAGCGTAGGCGACTGGGCAATCGACCGTTTGACGAGACAGCGGAATTTCTGCCACGCCCATATTGCGTAGGTCTTTGATTGCCTTCTTCGCTCGTTTCGTGGAAAGGTCAGGAAATGACTCTTGAATCAAGTCGATAAGCATTTCATCGTCTTGCTCGCTGAGAATCATTTCGGCAAGGTCGGGTGATGCTTGGGCAATTTCTTCTAGGCTTACGCTTTGCAGGTAGGTGCGCTTTTCACGCTTCCAACCAACGTAGGTAATCATGATGCCCTTCTCCATCAGGTAGTTGCCGCCAAGCTCCATCTGCCGCTTGAAGTCGGGAATGTAAGATGCTCGCATCCATTTCAGGAAGCTAGACACCACCGCAGCTTTGGGCATTGCTGCCATCGAGGTAGGAAACGCTTTGATGTGAGAGCGGGAAAGTGCTTGGTCAAACAGCGCGACATACATGTCGATGCGCTCTCCAATCACGTTCACCTCTTGGTCGGATGCACCTTGCCACGGAAATGCATTGGCTCCGTTCTTGCGCAGGTCATCGGACTTGCCATCCCAAATGTTGCGTCGATCATTGTATGAGCGTAGGCACGACTCAAAATAGTAATCCAAGTCAACGAGACAAGTATCGTAAGCATCAGCTAACGCCCCGATGTCAGGCTTCTTGTCCACATACACTAGGGACTCGTCTTCCATTTCTTGAATGTCGTTCATGCTAAATACTGGTAATAATCTTCGGGGTCAGAATGGAC